TTTAAGTACACAGGATATGGTGGGTATGACAAGATAAAGGAAGAAGATCCATTTGGCTATGTCATGCAAGGTCACCTGTATGGTGAAGCTACAGGGTTACCTTTCGGTGGGTGGATAGTTGTCAACAAGTCAAGTGGCGAGATAGCTATGGTTGAAGCACCTGAGTGGCAAGAAGAAGATAGAAAAGAATACATGAAAGATGCAGAGGTACGAGTAAAGAGATTACTTGATCCTAGCAACGAGTTCGTTAAGCCTTACAAGTCTGAGTTTGAGACTTACAAAGTAAAAAACGAGTATGTACGAACAGGCAACAAGACGCTACCTAAGATATGTAGCATGTGTGGGTACAGATCACATTGTTGGTCAAAAGCACAGTTGCATCCGAAGGTAACATCAAAGGCTAAGACCGCACCTAAGATATGGTATGATGTCTTGAAGAAGAAAGAATTGTAGTGCCAGCAATCTACGTAGACAACTATGAAACTAAGCTACTTGAGTTGAATGAGAACTTGTATCATCTTTACATAGAGTCTCACAAAGGTATTGGTGGCGGTAGAGACATTACATTTCTCAGGCAACATGACAGAGGTATACCGTTAACTTTGAAAGATAACTTCTCTGACAAAGGAGCGTTAACGCCTGAGACAGAAGCTAGGGATATCGTGAAAGTGGAGAATGAATTCCAAACAATCAACTACAGTTTAAATTACGGAAAGATTTTATGTGTGCCGATATATCCCCTTCTAGACGAGCTTACTATACTAGAAAAACAATCCCCGAAGACGGCAGGGTATATCAGCAAACGCCTAGAATCATTGAACTGGAAAATCCGACAGGGGATAATATAGTGGCTAAACGTAACGCAGGATACAGATCTAATTTTGAATTGTCTCTAGCTAAAAAGCTGATACATAATAAAATAAAATTTGAGTACGAGAAGAAGAAGATAACATACGTACCTAAGATACGTACTTACACTCCTGACTTCTACATCCCTGTAACTAATATATACATCGAAGCTAAAGGTGAGTTTGACAAAGCAGACAGAGTTAAGATGGCTCTCATAAAAGAGCAACATAAAGAGTTAGACATCCGTATGGTGTTTATGAATGCACGGAACAAGATCTACAAAGGAAGTAAAACCACTTACGCTGATTGGTGTCTTAAGCACAATTATAGGTGGGCAGAAAAAACAATACCTATGGAGTGGCTCAAGAATGAAAAAAGATGACATGAACACACTTATGTCTTTGGAGAAAGACAAGTACTACATAATCATATCTGAGATGCCTGATGATCAGTTTCACTTGGTAGCCTACGATACGACAGGCAAGAAGTACAAGACATTTGATGATCACTCTGTTGCATCAATCATGCACGAGGGTGTCATGGCTTTGCTACGTAGACGAGGTGATGAAGTGTTTCGTTGTGGGGAATCTGAGATAGAGTTTAACTTTGCGGCCAAAGAACTCAAAGTAGAATATCAACAAGATACAGGAGAAATGCTTGACATTCCTGAGAATGTAATTAAAGTGGATTTTGGTAACGATCAGTAATGAGACATTTGGAATATATGAAGATGAGACTTAAGGAAGTAGAGGAACAAACAGATATGGTCAATAGCCCTGCACACTATAATAAGGCAGGCATTGAAACCATAGACATAATTCAATCTGTCACAGGAGATGGATTTGAAACATATCTTCAAGGCAACATTTTGAAGTACATATGCAGATACAAGTACAAGAATGGAGTAGAAGATTTAGAAAAAGCACGGTGGTATCTAAACCGTTTAATTGAAACAAAAGTAGGAGAAGAATATAATGGCGTCTAATATGTTACCAACTTCATATCAGGAGTTTATACACAAGTCTAGGTATGCTAGGTGGATGGATGATGAAGGTAGAAGGGAGAACTGGCTAGAGACAGTTTCAAGATATGTAAACTTCATGGAACAAACCTTGTTAGAGAAACATAACTACAAGATGGACAGAGTTGATAAAGAGATAATACACGAGTACATTAGTGACTTGAGAGTTATGCCATCGATGAGAGCTATGATGACTGCAGGAGATGCACTCAAAAGAGATAACACTTGTGGGTACAATTGTAGCTACCTACCAGTAGATAGCCCACGTAGTTTCGATGAAGCTATGTACATTCTTATGTGCGGTACAGGTGTAGGTTTCTCTGTGGAGCGAGAGAACGTAGATAAGCTACCTGTAATCAGTGAGAACATGCAAGAGTCTGAAGTTGTTATTGTTGTGGAAGATAGTAAAGCAGGGTGGGCGAAAGCATATCGTGAGCTTGTGGCTTTACTTTATTCAGGAATGATACCTTCTTGGGATGTATCAAAGGTACGACCTGCGGGTGCAAGGTTGAAAGTTATGGGTGGCAGGGCATCAGGTGCTGATCCGTTGGTTAACTTATTTAAGTTCACTATTGAGAAATTCAAGGGTGCTACAGGTAGAAAGTTATTTCCTGTTGAGTGCCACGATATCATGTGCAAGGTAGGTGAGGTTGTAGTTGTAGGTGGTGTAAGACGATCTGCTTTGATTAGCCTATCTAACCTAAATGATGATCAAATGGCTCACGCTAAATCAGGTGAGTGGTGGAACAACAATGGTCAAAGAGCATTAGCAAATAACTCTGTAGCCTACAAAGGTAAGCCTGCTATGGAAACTTACATGAGAGAATGGTTATCTCTGTATGAGTCTAAGTCAGGTGAGCGTGGCATGTTCAATCGTAAGGCTGCCGACGATCAGGTAGCTAAGAGTGGTAGAAGACAGACAGGTCACATGTGGGGTACGAACCCATGTAGTGAGATCATACTCCGACCTTATCAATTCTGTAACTTATCTGAAGTGGTCGTACGTGAAAACGATGATTTACTGAGCCTTCAATCTAAGGTACGTGTTGCTACAATGCTAGGTACATTTCAGTCTACTCTTACAGATCTGAAGTATCTACGTAAGATATGGAAAACAAATACTGAAGAAGAACGCTTGCTTGGTGTTTCATTAACTGGTATCATGGATCATTATGTACTGTCTAAGACAACTGATTCAAAGATTTGGTTACAAGAGATGAAACAAGTAGCAATAAAGACTAACAAAGAATATGCAGATGCTATTGGTATACCGAGAAGTACGGCTATCACTTGTGTAAAGCCAAGTGGTACTGTGTCTCAGTTGACCGATTCTGCATCAGGTATTCATGCTAGACACAATGATTTCTACATCAGAACAGTACGTGGGGATAACAAAGATCCCTTAACACAATTTATGAAAGAAGAAGGTATCCCTGCAGAGCCTGACGTTATGAAGCCTGACAGTGTTACCGTGTTTTCTTTTCCAATGAAATCTCCTAGTGGTGCTATCACTAGAACTGAGATGAGTGCAATAGAACAACTAGAACTTTGGAAAGTCTATGCACTTAACTGGTGCGAACACAAACCGTCTGTGACTATTACTGTAAAGGAAGAGGAATGGATGGAAGTTGGTGCGTGGTTGTACGATAACTTTGATATAGCGTCGGGTGTATCGTTTCTTCCATTTGCCGATCATACGTACCAACAAGCTCCTTATCAAGACATAGAAGCTGATGACTATCTAGAGTGGCAAAGCCGTGTGCCTGCTTCTTTGGATTGGACTAAGTTTTCTAAGTATGAAAAGGAAGATAACACGAGCGGTACTCGTGAATTGGCTTGCACTGCAGATGCCTGTGAAGTTGTAGACTTAGGTGCAAACTGATGATTGAAGTACCAATCAGCGAGGATTACATGCGTCATGCGAGGGAAAAAGCTTCTACTGTGGGCATATTGCAGGGAAGTATTACAGGTGGCACTAGCAATGTTGTGGGTGCGATAGGCGAGGTAATCGTAGCTGATATCATTGGGGCAACTGAAGCAAATACATATAACTATGATTTAGTGAAAGATGGGAATCGTATCGACGTTAAGACTAAACGTTGTAACACTAAGCCACAGTCTAATTATGATTGCTCGGTTGCATCTCATGGTACAAAACAAGACTGTGATAGTTATGTGTTTGTGAGGATACTGACCGATCTCAGTAAAGCTTGGATACTAGGTAGCATTAGTAAACAAGAGTACTACGCTAAAGCTACTCGATATAAGAAAGGTCAAGTAGATCCAAGCAACGGCTTTACGTTTAAAGCTGATTGTTATAACTTACCTATAAGTGAATTAGAGCCGATCAATGAAATCAAAGGTGAAAGCGAAACTGTTCTCGTTAGAAGCGTTTCTTAATAAGGATGGAAATGTTGAGATACTCTACGATGCAGTAGATCCAAATGAATTTGAGAAGACCATGAACTTAGGTCTTCCCATGTATGAAGGTACAAATAAAGTAACTCAGTTGATAAAGTATCTGAAGTCTATGGCACAAGAGATCATGGATAAATCGGGTAGGTACGTGTGATAGAGTGGTGGCAAATTTGGTTACTGGTAGCTATCACTATCAACACCACTATCAATACAATTGTTTTCTTCAGAGGTCGTAAGATAATGAGAAAGAGGGATAAACCTACTTCTTCTTCCTCAACATCTTGAAGTCTTCTTTATCTATCTTGTTGTTCTTATTCATGTCTAGCTTGGCTTGACCACCATACATCATGCCCATGTTCATACCTGAACTCATCATCATGTTTGATTTAGCATTAGGCTTTATGTTCTTCTCGTCCATCATGCCACCCATTTGCATGTTCTTGCTTTTCTTAGCCATGCCACCATACATCATAGGCTTTCTCATGGTAGCACCACCACCGTACATCATGCCTTTACGTGGTCCGTTGTAGTAAGTCTTCATTAGTCTCTCTCCTTAGTTAATTTAATTAGTTTCTTCTTCTTGTACCCCAAACTCTTCATATACAGCATCTGGCACTGTTAAACCTCTTTGAGCAAATTCAGTAATTAAAAAATCTCTCATTAGTAGTGTTGCCTTATCTAATTCTACTTTCTGTAATTTTTCAGGATATTGTATCATCTTTTGTATGAGTCTTGCGGCTTCCTTATTTTGAGCGGCCAGCTTAAGCATTTCAATTCCTGCCCCAGTTGCCAATCTTAATGCTATCTCTGCTGCTACATAAGTAGGACTAACCATACCCCTAGCCAAGTTAAAACCTCTACTTATAAGTTCATTGCCAGTTATAGGTCTAACAACTCCCCCTATCTTTGCAATATTCTGAGCTAACTGTTTTTCTCTATCTACGAGATCCATCAAATCTACCATGAATTTAGCGTGGTCAACACCTAATATGTCTTCGTAAATAGCCTTGACATTTTTTCTAGAGAAGTCGTCCATTATAGTTTCAGGATTAACAAACCCAATTGCAGGAGCATAAGTACCATCAAACTTTTTAATTTTATATTTATTTACACCTGATGTGACTTGTCTTCCTGCTCTCTCGAACATACCATTAGTAAACAGATACAGTATGGCATCTTGAAAGTCTTTTTCTTCCATGCCTGCTACAGGCTTGCCATCTACATTTATTTTTTTGGTAAGAGCTTGCCGTCTTAATTCTCTTAAATTTTCAACAGTGCCATTGAGAACATACTTCTCATAAAAACCACCAGCATCTGTGTTAGTTAGTTTTTGAAGTTTAACTAGAGTTTGATCTCTAAGTTTTACTACCTGTTGCTCTGTTTTTAGTATATTATTAATTTTAGCATTAGTAGTGATTTTGAACTTATCATATTGTTCTAGAGTTTGTTTGTTTTCTCCTACTAATTTTACAATATCTTTTTCATTTTCTATAAGCTTTGAGAAGTCAAGAAGAACTGCTTGCCCCTTTTCTCCATTTTTTATAACAGGAACTGTACTTAATTCAGTTAATAGGTCTAAAGCTTCTCGATTATTTGCTTTAAAATCGTACCCGCCATTCTTTTCATTTAATTGTTTTCTAATTCTAGGGTCTATGTTTGCTAATTGAGTTGTTACTTTATCACCCCATCTAGCAAATATTTGTTCCTCTAACATAGCTTTTAAAAGTTCAAACTTTGTGTTTTGTCTCGGATCATCTAGATTAAATACAGGACTAGGATTACCATCTACAAAGTCTGACATTTGAAATTTTATATTATTAAATTCATTTCTAATATCTTTACCTATATCTGGATCTTTATCCTTCATAAATTTCTCTATGTTATTTATTAAAGGTCTTAGTATTTTATCAGGAGTCCTACCTGCTTTGTATGTATTTCTGTAGAAAGTAGCTCCTGTTTCTCCAACATTTGTAGTTCTGTCTTTGGATTTGATAAAGTCAGTTAAAGGTCCACTTCCTGATACTCTATCAAAAACCTCCCTCTTGTAGTTCTCATTTGCAGCTTCTAAAGCTTGTCCAAATTCAGGATACTGTTCTAGTATCATATTCTTAAGAGTACTTACCTGTTGTGAGAATAACCTCTGTATATTAGGATCTTTTTGTCTAAGACTAAAATCTTTAAATGCGGCAAGTAAATCCATAGCTTCACTCGGAGTTGCATTAAATGATTTTACGTCCCCTATCTCTTGAAATAGTAGCATTAAATCCATGCTATTTCCATCGTATCCGGGGATATGATAATCACTTTTAGGATTGTAAGCCATTGCTTTTATTTTGGTAATTAACTCTTGGTCATCTAGCTCATCAAGAGTACGTTTAGCCATCCTCTCCATAGACACTAGTAGTTTCTGATTTATGGTACTATCCCAAAATATACTCTTTGAATTAAAAAATTTACTAAGAGGAGTTTGCTCCTGTGCCATCTCTTTATATTGAAATGCTAGATCAGATAAATTAATTAACTTCTTTTTACTTAAAGCCATTTTATCTACAGAACCATAGCCTTGTTTACCTCTAGCATAGTATGATTGTATATGTGTCTCCATGACTAACTCGAAGAATTGATCTTGAGCATCGAAGTGATCATTACTTTTTCTAGATTGTTTTATTTTTTCACCACGTTCAAGTAGTAGCTTATAGTTCTCTTCTATTTGTTCTTCTAGTGCCTGTCCATAAGTTAATTCCTTATTAACTTTCATTCTACTTTTAACACTGGCATTTAATAAATTTTCTGCAGTCTTAGGGGTAATTTTTCCATCTAAATCTAAGAAAGCAATTTCATTTATATTTATAATGTCTTCATTAAGTCTTGCATTTCTTTCTATAGATTCAATTTCATGTTCATCTACTATTCTTTGATATTTTTCTATGAATTTTTCTACTGCTTCTGGGTTTTCAATATCAGTTCTATTGATTAATTTTTGTCTTAATTTATCTACGGCAATAGCTAAAAATTTAACTGTTTCATCTTCTCTGTCTGCTATGTCTTGAAGTTGTTTAATTCTATCCCAACTAGATATATCTGCTGCAGATAGCTCGTACCCTGACATAGCATACGCACCTTTTAAAAAGCTTAAATCAGAAACTTGTGCGAAAGGAGCAGCAATCATCTGACCTAGTTCTTTTCTTTCACTTTCAGGAAAGTATTTTAAGATGGCATCCTCAAGATCAATTTGACTATCTATGTTAGCTAATAATTTTTCTGTATCTTCTTTACCTAGATAAGGTATCATTCTGAATATGTATTCAGCACCTTTTCTTTCAGATCGTGTAAGTTTCCTTCCTATTTGATTAAACACAAGTTGCTCATAGTCATTTAAATCTTGTGCTTTAAATATGCTAGGTATACTTGAATTAACTTTCTCTAGTCTTCTAATTCCAGCTATGTCTAATATAGTCTTACCTATACTCGGTAACGCTTGATTTTTTATGTAACGTGCAGGAGCTTTAATAACACCTCCTAATGTTATACCCTTTGCAAAAGGTACTCTAACACCCCCTGCCATATGAATTAAAGCACCTAGACCTTGTGCTGAGTAGAAATCTAACATACCATCTTCGCCAGCAAGAAGTTCTGTTGCTATTAATTGAGTTACAGCAGCAGGTAGTGCTATCTCAAGACTTTCTTTTAGCACTGGAACAGTGTTTCCAAATACAAAATTTCTAAATATCTTACCTTCAAGAGATTTTATTTCTCTTTTCTTTTTTATAAATGTACTGTTTGTTGGTCCTAGTTTTTGAAATTCGTCACTCTTTAATTCATCTTTTAATCTACGTAACTCTTTTCTCATGCCTTCAAATTGAGCTTGACTAGATTTAAACCTTAAAGCTCTTTCAATTTTTTTATCGTCAAATTCATCAATAAGTTTTTCAGTTCTCATTTTTGAATATAATTTAAGAGTAGATTGAGGTTTGGTGTAGCTAAGATCTCCTTCTTTTATTTTCTTTGCACGTATCTTCGCAGTTTCAGTTTCAAGTTCTTTAAGATTCTTTAGACCAGATCTAATGTTGAGTTTTGCCATACCGCCTACTGTCAAGAATGTCTCAAGAGCAATCATTCCGTACCTTTCGGCTACTGTCATTTGATTAATGGCTTCATTTAAAAATATTTGAGCTTCGTTTTCATCAACAAAATTTAAATCTTGAATTTCTGTAGATACTACCTGTCTACCATCTACTGTATTTATCTTGTCTACTCTTATCTGCGTTAGCTCTTTAAACCTTTCTTCAGATATTTCCCCGTTATCCATTTTCCTTTTTAAGGATTGATAGATTACATCGTTCATAACACTAGATAATGACCCTGCATCTATTGTTTCTAAAGCATCTCCCCATATCTTATTGATTTTATCTCTGTGTTCTTTTGTGTCATCCCATGCTTCAGACAAGCTTTTGTTTTCAGATGTAGACCAATCAATAACCGCCTTTATAGCTGAGTACCCACCGTCAAAAACTAAATTTGGAAGTTGTAATGTTCCTCTTGTTATTTCATTCAAGCCTTCTATAGTAGTATCCCAGAATTCTCCAGTGGTAATGTTATCAAGAAGTATCTGTTCTATTAAGGCTTGATTTTTACGGCTTGTCCCTTTTGCTACACCTTTTACAACTTTGTAAAGTTCTTTTCTACTTTCAAAGTAATATTTCTGCTGATTGTATAAATCAAAATCACCTAGAGACGCCAGTTGTTCAGCTTTCTCAGTAGGGTTAAACTGAGACATATCTCTAGAAAAAGCAATAGAAGGTTGTGTTTCTCCTATATCTTTTCTAATTAAATTTATTAAATTTGTTGTATCTTTAAGAGCTAGCTCTGCTTCTTTCTTTTCTTCTTGAGTAGCATCAGGTTGACTACCAATTATATATGCACTTTCTACTTCATCTTTTTCAGCTTGAGAAAGTTCTTTAGGTATATCATTGTCTATGATAGCTTGTTTTAATTGATCGACTGTAATGATACTTCTTTGTTTTATGAGATCCTTTTCAGCTTCTTCTCGCATTTCCCCTGTATCTAAGCCAGCCTTCTGACCTTCATAACTAGTAATACCTCTAGGAGTTACTATAGGGGGTAGGAAATCACTACGAAGTTCTTTTTTTCTAGTCTCTCTTCTTAGATCTTTAAATGATGCTGATTCACTAGGTCCTCTGATTATAGGTCTAGTAACTCCTTCAGTATCTTCTACAGTAGGTGGCACTACAGACCTATCGCCCTCTGTGTCATCTACAATAGGGGGGGTTACAGATCTATCACCTTCTGTGTCGTCTACAGTCGGTGGAGTTACAGATTCAGGTCTAGCTTGTGGTAATTCTACGTTTACATTTTTCTCTTCTTCAGAACGCTTTTTGTTTTCGTCGTAGATAAAATTACCTGATTCTTTATTTTGTTCGTAGTCTTGAGCTACAGATAACTTAGATGAAGTGGCTCTAGGCATAGTGTTTGTAATTACATCTACCATTACACTTTAGCTCCCTTTTTAAGTCTATCAATAAATCCGCCCTTACCGTCTGGGATATATCTTCTACGTTTATCAGGCATTAGTTCATCTGGGTTTATCGGTTCATTTTTGTCATCATCTCCATCCATTGTAGGAATGACTGAGTCTTTCATAGCGTTGTATCTTTTATTTGCATAAAGAATTTGTAATTCCCGTTTATCTAAAAAGTCATCAGATGCACTTCCCATAACTAAATTTATCTGATCAATTCTTTTCATTTTGCTTTCAAAATCATTTATAACTTCTTGCAATGTAGCTAACTCTGAAGTTTTAGCTTGAAATATTCTAGAAGAACCTAGTTTTCTTAGCTGTACTTCAAAATCTTGGTTAGATAACCTTCCCGCAGGGTCTACTGCTCTAGCCATATCTGCTGCAAGGGTAATCATAATAGCTTCTTGTGCAGATATATTAGCCACATCTCGTGCAAAACCTAATGTACCATCTTCCTTAAGTCGCTTTACAATTGCAGCTATAGTTTTAGCATTGGTGTTTGGAGAGTTCTCTCCCCTGCTAGATAACGTATCCCCTATCTGACTAAATGAACCAGTTGGTCCTATAATGTTTCCTACAATTGACTTTACAGTTTGGACAATACCGCTAGCTGTCCTCTCACCCATCTTTAAATTTTTTAACCTAAGTAAGCCATCTCTTGTTCTTTTTCCTGCTGCATATTTTTCATTAAACTCAGTAGGTGTTATTCCTATTATTGCTTTTAATTTATCTGCTGTTTTTGTTATTCCCCCTATAACTCTTGTACCCTTTACTTTACTCTGTTCTTGTAATAGGTCTGATTCAGGAACTCGTATCACAGATGCTAACGCATTTATTTTATCTGCAGGGTTATCTCCAACAGACTCATCTAGGTATTTAAGAATTAAAGGTTGATTTGCGTTTGTTAATTTTTTACCCGCACCTAAATGTTCTAGGTTGATGGCATGAAATAACATTCTGTAACTGTCTCTTATTTTATTGGGTGTTGCCACTCGTACGCCGTTAATATCTACTGTGACTTCAGATATATTTACTGGGCTTTTTTCTAGTTGATTTCTAAAATATTTAATAAACTTACTATGAGCATTAGGACCTACAAATCCATTCTTTTGTGCTAATGTACCCAAAGCTAAATACTTTTCATCTGCAGTTATGCCTTTATCTAATCCTGCAACTTCATCTTCATCTTGTAGCTCATAGCTGAACAATGTACCCTCTTGTTCTTCACCTATTCCTTCAAGGTATATAGTATTTTTTGTATCTTTAAATACATTTTTCTTTTCTTTTTTCTTTGCAGCATTTATCTTTGCATCGTATTCATTAACTTCTTCGCTAAGAATACCTGAATCTCCAAGTAGTGACTCTAAAGAATATTGTTCAGAAGGAACTGGAAATCTAGTAAGTCTTTGACCTTCAGCATTCATAGTCTGTGCTTTACCATAAGTATAGTCACCAGTTATCCTAGTCCACTCTTTTATAAAACTTTCTTTTTCTAGAGGGTTCTTTTCTAGATGTTCTTTGAAAGCTTTTACATTTTCAGGTTTTAAAAAATGTTCTTGAGCTGCCGCAAAGTAGTACTCTGATGCAGCTAATAAATCTTTACCAAATACGCTTTTATCGAAGTAATTCTGATCTATGTCTATTTCATAAGTGCCTTGCCCTAACTTTAACTTTCTTGCGGCACCTATCCCGTTCATTTGTCCAGCTAAACCTGTAAGATCAATATCGAGTCTATCTGCTATACCTGTACCAAAAGGTCCAATACTAGGTCTATTAGCTACCTGCTCTTTAGCTTGTTTTAGTTTTTCACCTAAAAATTTAGGAACAGGCTTACCTGCTTTTGCTGCTTCAATAGTGCCTTGAAATAGCATGTCCTGTAACCCAGCTAATCTTTGATCATCAGCAGTTCTTAATGTTTGCTCTCGTTCTATGTTTTTTTGAAAGCCACCAACGAGTCCTTGTACAAATGCTAAACCTATGCTCATACTGTTACTTCCTCTTCTGTTTCCATCTGCTCTTCTTCAGGAGAATCATCCATTTCCATCTCTTCAGGTGGCATTTCCATTTCTTGTGGTGCAGGTATATCCATCGTCATAAAATTTTCTTCTTTGGGTTCAGATGGCATGTTACCTTCTCTAATGGACTCATTGACGTTCTCTCTAATGAACTCAAACATACGTGGGTTATTTTCTTTCATCATAGAGAAGAAAGTCTCATCACTCATTTGTCCTTCTGTACCCGCATCTTCATTTTCAAACAGGCGATATGGGATACCTGCTTCTTCTGCCATGTGTGCGATATACATACCAAGTGGCGGTTGAATAAGCATTCCTACGTCAGGCATAAACTTACCATCGTGGAAAGCTTGTAACACGTAACCTTCTACCATGACTTCTACAGATACTCCTGTATAGAGTAGCTTGAACATCTCATCTCGTACTTTAGGTCTTTGCAGAGACGATATTGCAACTTCTAAAGCTTCTTCAGGATCTGTTATCTGAGGTGGCTTACCCCATGCCCATTTAGAATTATCTTGTGTTAAAGAATGTCCGGGAGGTGCTACTGCAAAAGGATCTTTCGCTTCTATAGAACCTACAGGTGCTTCCATGTCCATTTCATCCATTAAGCTGTCCTCGTTCTTTGACTACGTGATAATGAGGTCGTACCCACTGCTGTCTTCCTACCTTGTCCAATAGTAGGTGTAACAGTAAATTGACTAACCACATTATTCATTTGTGTGTTGTATGAAGCATTCATCAAGGCTGCTAGTGCAGTTTGTATGTTAGGATTGTTAGCTCCGACTGCCATGTTGACTTGACTTGCTTGAAATTGAGGAGTAGTTCTCCCAAATCCCATTTGTCTGTAGCTTCTTGCTTGTGGCATCTGTACTTGTTTGAAAGGTTTTTGAACATCACCTCTTGCACCAAGTCCCGCCATTTTACCATAAGCTTCAGCACCCTTTTTTATAAACCCAAAAGTATCACTCTCAAGAAAATCACTTACATCAGATACTAGTGCGTCTCCTGCAGTGTAACCAAAAGCATCCGCATCATCAACGTACCCTATCGCTTCTGCACCCCAATCAACTATTCTATCCCACCATGACATTATTTAATTCCTCTTCATTTTTACATAGCCGCCCAAGTAGCAAGCCAGTTACCTACGCCTATGCCGATACTATCTTTTTGTTGCTGGGTATAAGTCTCTTTTGAATTAGCAAACTCCATAGCCATTATACCAATCTCGTGCTGTCTTTGCAAGGCTGACTCAGACTTTTGAAAGTTCCAAGCAGCATTATCTCTGTACTTTTGCCACAGAGCATTCAAAGCAGACTGATTCATGTTGAACAGGTTTTGAACATTAATTCTGTTAGTTTCATTTTGTATAGCTGTATCGGCTGTGTTAACCTGTCGTCTCCAGTTTACGTTGGATTGATCGATAGCATATTGCATATTAGAGTTGAACTTATCTCTTGCATCTTGCATGGAAGCATTGAACTGGTTCATTGCGTTTGCTTCACCAACGTTGAATTGATTTATGGCAGCAGTTCTATTTGCATTGGCTGTTTCTACCTGCGAACCTAACTCTGCAAAGAATTCTTGTACCTGTAGTTCGTTCTTAGCATTGAACTCTCTTCTTGCATTCTCTTCGGCCGCATCTTTGAACATAGCCTGTGTGAGAGCATTAAAATTAAGTGTGTTTGTTTGTTGTTGGGCAGTTAAGTTAGCTGTGTCTACAGATAATAGTGACTGTGCGTTTGTTACTGCTGATTGTAGCCTTGCAGATAAGTTAGCCTTGTCCATTGCTGCATAGGTAGCAGCATTAGCTAAAGCAGTCTGCTGTTTGTTGTTCAAGTTCTGTAATTGAATTGTAGAGTATTTGTTTGCATCTTGGGCAGCAATGGCAATGCCTGATTCCATAACAGCTTGAGTTATAGCCGCAGAAGCCATACTAGAAGCACCAAGACCTCTAGCTTGCATAACCGCACCCACCTTTCTAACTGCAGGGGATGCCCACGGTGGCATCTCACCACCTTCTTCTAGTGCAGACATAAGCTGTGTCATTTGGTATTGTACTGTGCCACGCTTATCTAATTCTTCTGTTTGGGCAGTAGCTACGGCTTCAGGGCTTACTGTACCTTGTACCCCCTGCATGTAATCGCCAGTAGGCGTAATTTGAGCCGTATCCATAGTGGTAACACTTGGAGCAGTTCTTTCTATGCCTGATATTTGTCCTACCCCCTCTGTGCCTGTAGGGACAGTCGGCATTGCTTGAGTTGGGGTTTGTGCTGTAGCTGTAGTAGTTCCTTCACCTAATATTACATTACCAGTTCCTTGAAGTTCATTTTGTGCTACTTCAGGTCTAACTGCCGTTACTTGTGGAACACCTGTAGATAATCCGCCTGCTAAATCAGCCATACGCTGTTCGAGTTGAGCGTCTGTTGTTATTTTTTTTGCCATATCTGTATTTCCTGACTCTTGTAAATCATATCTTGCTTTTGCCAATACTCTAGGTAGGTGAGTTTGCATAAGTGCTTTCTGCGCTCTTGTCCTTTTATGTGAAGGTATTTTTTTTATTTTATCTAATTGAGCTTCTGTTTCTTTGATAAAATCAGAAAGTGTTTGACCTTTTTTTAGGGTATAATTTATATCCTCGTAACCAAAAGGTCTTTCGTATTGGGTTGCAGCCGTACCTGTTCCTGTACCTGTTCCTGTACCTGTTCCTGTACTTGTTCCCGTATTTGTTCCTGTACTTGTTCCCGTACTTGTTCCCGTACTTGTTCCTGTACTTGTTCCCGTACTTGTTCCCGTATTTGTTCCCGTATTTGTTCCTGTTCTCGTACCTGTTCCTGCTTGTGCAGATTGGTTTCTACGGTAATTTAAAAGTTTTTTAGCCTGAGTTCTTTGATACTCGGTAGTTCCTTCTATACCGCTCGGACTAGTAGTCATACGAACTAACTCGTCATTCGTCTTACGACCTAATTGAGGGTCTACATTTTTAGGATTTACATAGTCTAATCTATATTTTAATAAATTTTTTGCAACTTGTCTGTCGTAATCAGTAGCACCTGTATCCGTGATTAATCTTTGTAAACGGTCATCTTTATAATTTAAAAACTTTTGATTTGAAGTTCCCATGAGGGAATTAGGATCAAATGCCACAGTTTAGCTCCTACTTCATCACAATCGCAACAACCAAAGCCACCACACCAAGCGTACCCACCATAGACATAGCTTCTATTCGCCACATTCTTTTGTCTAAGGTTTCTAACTTATCGTTGACTGCTTGGTATCGGATAGCACACTCTTTTTCATGTGCTTCCAATTCCATTTGTACCTTTAACTCAGGCTGCATCTTCATCTGCTGCACTAGCTTTGGTTTCATCTTCTTCGCTTCCCTTTACAGATTGTATTAACGAATTAGTAAAAGCATTTTGTGCTACAGTTACTTGGTCAAGTTGAAACTTAAGATTAGCAGCTTTAGCCTGTAAGTCTTTTATCTGATTGATAAAATAGTTTTGGTCTTGAGATAAGTCATCTTGATTGTACTCTTTACCATCAATAGTAATTACATTGCTCTGTTCAGTCATTACCAAGATACTCCACTTGCTGTTGTTGGGTTTGCTTTTGCACTTATCTGAGCAGCTATGCCATCTTCTATTGATGTTACTTGCTCTGCACCAAGTGCATCCTTTGCCCATCCAATAGCTTGTGTCTCTGTGATATCTGCGTATGGTGTTGGTGT